GTTTCTGCCCTGATAAATAAAGTGTTTGACAGATATCCCATAATAATATTTAATCTTAGGTAGAAAGGAGAATATGACATGTCTAACGATCTAACTTTATCTGACATCAAGACAGTTATCGATCAAGCTATGCAACAAGAGATAGCTAAGTTGAAAAGACAGGTTTTAGAACAATCTGCCAATGACAAACTCAACAAAACGATTAACTACAAAGCTGTTTGTCAGCATATGGATTATATGGTGCTTGAGTTTGTCACAACATCAGATATTCCCGAAGTCAAGGCGTTCGCTCGAAAGTTTGCCAAAAGTTTAGCAGATAACTTTGGTTTAACTGAACGAATCTAATCTCTAATCTAATCCCCTCGACTTCTGCATCGAGGGGATTTTTACTTTTTCCCCTAAGTTATCCACAGTTAATTTCATCTAAGTCCGATCCTGGATTTTGCACCTGTAACCCTGGTAAAGATTTCCTATTTGCCAAAAACCACTAGATATAGTATGTTGCCCATGGGGGTACCCCCTAAATGCAGCGGCAGGTACTTGACAGCCGAAGGCTAGGCAAGTTCGAGACAGTCAGCCAGCAACCGAGAAAATATGGAATCAATAGAAACACTAACGCAAGAAGAAGCGAGACTCCTAGCCAAAAAATTAAAAATAAAAAAATTAGAATTTTCTCTTCAAGAACAAGCAGAAAAAAATTTTTTACCATTCGTAAGATCTGTTTGGCCAGAGTTCAAAGAAGGTTCACACCATAAAATTATTGCAAAAAAATTTGAAGAGATCGCATCTGGAAAATTAAAAAGATTAATTATTAATATGCCACCTCGACACACAAAGTCGGAGTTTGCTTCATTCTTATTCCCTGCGTGGTTCGTGGGCAAAAATCCAAAAGCCAAGATCATGCAGACTACTCACACAGGTGAACTTGCCATCAGGTTTGGTCGAAAAGTCAGGAACTTGATGGAGACCCAAGAATATAAAAAAATTTTTAAAACTGAATTACAACCCGATAGCATGGCCGCTGGCCGTTGGGAAACATCTCAAGGAGGAGAATACTTTGCTGCGGGTACAGGAGGTGCGGTTACGGGTCGTGGTGCTGATCTACTCATTATCGATGATCCCCATTCCGAGCAAGACGCACTAAGCGACACGGCTCTCGATTCAGCTTACGAATGGTATACCTCAGGTCCTCGTCAGCGTTTACAACCTGGCGGTGCGATTGTGATTGTCATGACAAGATGGAGTGTAAAAGATCTCACAGGAAAACTGATGAAGAAACAATCAGAGCTGAAAGCAGATCAATGGGAGGTAGTAGAGTTTCCTGCGATCATGCCCAGCAACAAGCCCGTTTGGCCAGGGTTCTGGACCCTTGAAGAATTAGAATCGGTTAAAGCTTCTTTATCAGCGTCCAAGTGGAATGCACAATGGCAACAGGCTCCCGTATCACAGGAAGGCAGTATTATCAAACGAGAGTGGTGGAACATATGGGAAGAGAAAGATATTCCTGATTTACATCATGTTATTCAAAGTTACGATACAGCGTTCAGTAAACGAGAGACGGCTGACTATTCTGCTATTACTACGTGGGGTGTGTTTTATCCCAAGGCAAACAATACAGCACATTTGATTCTTTTAGATGCGAAGCGGGGTCGATGGGACTTTCCTGAACTAAAAAAGATAGCGTACAAAGAATACAAATACTGGGAACCCGAAACAGTCATCATCGAAGCCAAAGCATCAGGGCTACCCCTTACACACGAGCTAAGACAGATAGGAGTCCCTGTCGTCAATTTTACTCCCAGCAAAGGACAAGATAAACACGTCCGTGTAAATTCAGTTGCACCCTTGTTCGAAAGTGGTATGATATGGTCACCCGATACAAGGTGGTCGGAGGATGTAATCGAGGAATGTGCAGCATTCCCCTATGGAGATCATGATGACTTGGTGGATAGCATGACACAAGCCGTAATGCGTTTTAGACAAGGTAACTTCTTGCGCTTGAGCGATGATTTTGTTGATGAGCCAGTACCCAAGATTCAAAAAGAATATTACTAATGGCAGATAAAAATAGTGCGCTTTCAGAAAACTTTATATTAAGGCTACTAAAAGATACAGTAGAAAAGGCATCCGAATTTCCTTTTGAAGTTATTTCTAAAGGAGGAGGGGCAGCTACTCTTAAAACGGGAGCCATAACAGAGGAAGAAAGACAAGGGTTTGCAGAACAGGATCAAGCCAATCAACAAATACTCAAAGACTATCAAGATCGAGCACAAGCGATAAATCAGTTAATTCCACAGCGAAGACAACCTGAACTTAAAAAATTATATGATGAGATTAGAGCAAACACAGATTTTGATCCTCTAACTCTAAGAGAAAGGTTCAAACAATTTCGAGGATTTTATTTTAACGATACAGCAGCTATACATGATAAGGTAGCAAGAGGTGAAGTTAGAGTAAAAGATCTTCGAGGCGATGATCTCACAAATTATTTATTTGGACTCTTTGATATCGCTGACATTACAACACTAGGACTCACAGGAATAGCGACTCGACCTTTGAGGTTAGCTATTACTGCTTTCCGTGCTGGAAAAGCAGGACTTGCAAAACAATTTTTAACAGAAGCAGGAGATGAAGCTGCTCAAACAGTCTCTAGTAATGTGGTCGGTGGCCTAGACAAGGGTAAGATGGTGGATCAGTATGGAGTCACTTTTCAAAAAGATGATGGCACGGGAGCTGGTGGACTAGGATCAACATCACCTTACACAGATCCTCCTTCAAAAATAGGATCTCCTGAATTTAGACAATGGAGAACTAATACAGCCAGAACATTGTTTGAAGAATTAAGAAAACAAAAAGGAGACCCTAATTATAAATTTACAAAAAGCGAAGCGATTGATGAACTGTTAAATTTATTTAATACAAGATATCCTAATTTACCTGAGTCTAATAGAACACGTGTAGCTATGATGAGTCTTCTTCAGGGTAGAGAGGCAGGAAAAATTACCAGACCTTTGGATGAGTTTTTAATAACAGGCACAGGTCAAGGCGGAACATCACCAGCATATTTTCAAAGATTCGCAGACTCAAATAAGGATTTACCTGGGACTCCTACTTATAAATATTTATTAAGTATGGTTAAAAAATTTGAAGCAGAAAATGGTTTTAAGCCAACAAGTGTGCAAATAGCTAAATATATTCAAAGAACTGGCGATGATGAGGCAAAATCTTTTTTTGCAATCAAAGAAACAGAAACAGGTATTAAAAAAGGAGAAGCGGGACAAGTAAATGCAGTTATCGATCAAAATAGAAAACAAGGCACAGAGGGAGTAGACTCTTTATTAAAACCAGCGAAGTCAGGAGAAATAAAAAAATATATTGACTTTAAAAATAAATCAGATGTCTTTTTTAAATCTCAATATGATGTTGCGATAGCCAATTTAAATAAAACAGATTCTAAATTTCAAACAATAAAAAATGAATACAATACTTTAGTCAAAGAATTTACAGATGAATTTGGTGATCCTCCTTTTACTTACGAACAGTTTACAAGATATTTAAGAGAAAATAATTTAATACCAAAAAGATTATTATCTTTAGAACAAGTTAATTATTCACCTTCAATAAAAGCAAGTAAAGAAGTAGAAAACGCTAAAGAAACAGTCTCATCCATGTTAATGTCAACTCCAAATTCTACAGAATATTTTAAATATGCATTAAATTTAAGTCCTGACGATGACATGTTTAGATTTTTACAGCACAAGTATAGAAGTCTTGTTGAAGATATAGACGCAAAAACTTTAATATCAGCAGAAAAATATATGGAACAGTATGTAATGCCTTATAAGGGAGCAACAAAAGAAGAAACCATAGCTAATCTAGAAAAAGCTTATCCTGAATTTAAAACTACTTGGCAACCTATGGAAGATAAATATAGACTTTATAATGATTATTTAGATATTAAAATGGAGGAATTAGCTGCCTCTGGTAAATATACAGAAGAACAATTAGATAAAATTAGAAAAAGTTTATCTCCAAATAGAGCACACAATTTTGAAATCAAACGTGCTAATCTTCAAGACAGAATGATTAATGCATCTGCTGCAGGTCAGTTTATACAAATACAACCAGCTTATATAAACAATTCATTACAACCAATTTATGATAATTTACTTAGAAGAATATTTGATAATTTAGAATCAGCACCAAATATAAATGCCTTAAAAGATTCTAAAATAAAAAATATTGAACTAAGTAAAAATAGACAAGATTACTCAGGCGTCAATACAAGCGTAAGCGATTATAAAAAAATGTTCCCTGATAAATCTAAACACAATCAATATGATTATTTAAACTATTTGTATAAACAAGCTAATGAACAAATGAAAGATAAAGGCATTGTTTCTTATCAAATTTTTGATCCAAAAAATAAAGAAATATTAAAAGGATTAAAATTTCAAGATGAAGAGTTTGTTGGACCACCAGGTGGATTTGATTTTAAAGAGGTGGGAGAGGTTTTAATGATCGGATCAAGGGGAACTTATACTCCTGAACAATATATTGATCGTGCACTTCAGCAATTAGAAGGAGGATTTCCCAGCACTGTCAATCCACAGAATCCAAAAAGTATTTTAAGATTCAAACAAAGTGGTGGATTAGCTATGTCAAATGGAGGAGAAACAGAACAAGAGAACCAATCGTTCTTATCAAAAGCTGCTACTACTATTGGCAACATACTTATTCCTCAGGCAGAAGCATTACCCTTGCCTAAAAACTTTTTGGTGGGAGACACACCAAAGATTGTAAAAAAATCAGATGATATAAAACAATTAACTGGACCTGAAGCTCCTTTAATGGAGAAGAGATATAATATTTTTGATGAGAACGGCAATAAGGTATATCAAAGCAAAAGCATTGATGATGCCACACAAAAATCTTTGATATTAGGTGAAAGAGAAGGCAAAACATTTACAGTCAAAGAAGTTGAAGTGCCTATCAAACAAAAAAAGAAAAACATCACAACCAAACCAGGCACATCTTTAGTCCCTACTGTTACACCTGAAACGATTATTGGGTCGGGTAATAATAAACTATATTATTCAGATCTTAATGATTTAATAAATGCTCCCACCTTAAATATCAAAGGCACGAATGTTACCTCAGAAAGAGTTAGCATGTCAGCAAAAGATTGGCATGATTGGTTTAGATCTAAAAATATAAAAGAAGGAGAATTGTATGACTCATACGTTCGATCTTATTTAAATAAAAAAGGTGGTTTTAACAGAGAGACAGGTAAGTTTACAAACGATGAAAAAATATCTTATGCTGAAATTAAAGAATTAGTCGACACATCACCTACTAACTATATACAGTCTGTTTCTTATAGTGACGTAACGGGGACCTTGAAGTATGGTAATTCAGGTAGACACGATGGTTATTTACCAGGCACTAGAGTAGAAAGAGTGCTGTGGTTAGACTCTAAAGATATACGTGGAGATATAGGATCTCTTCCAGATGAAGTAAGAAGATACGAAGGACATCGTTCAATGCGTGAAGTGCAAACTAGTCCTGAATTTAGTACACAAGGAAATACTTTAAATGGAGAGCCTTATGTAGTGGGTTGGTCATTAAACAGTCATCGTAATGCAACATTAAATAATAGAAATATTAAAGTGAATGTTGCAGATGAAATACAATCTGACTTTTTACAAAAAGCTTCGTCTTTAAAAGCTAATATAAAAAGAGAGATCAGAAATTATATACAAGATAGACCTAACATACTACCTGGCCAAAGCGAAGAATTAGACAACTTATACAAAAGGTTGGAAAATGTGTTTAGACCCATGCCCGCAACTTATGCACAACTTAAAAAATCAATTGATGCTTTGATTGATAGTGACGCTGTTTTTCAAAAAATATCAGACATGGAACTTGATGATCTTACAAAAGAAAGTTTTAAAGAATTAGGAGAAGCCGCTAAGATAAGAGACAAAGCTCTTGCTGAAATAAATGCAACCATTGATAATATAGATGTAAGAGAATTGTTTCCTAACATACCTTTCAAAGATCAAAAGGACTGGGTAGATGCAATTATTAAAAATGATTTGTATCACGCAGCGAAAGCTCGATTTAGTTTTGATGAATCAGGTAAACTAGTCGTGAACCAAGACGCACCTGCCTATTACGCAGTTGCACCTGCAAAAGCAATCAAGGCATACAGAGGAGGACGAGGTGTAGAGTTGCCACCAGACAACATTGATAGAAATGGAACAATGGTTGCATATGATATGCAGTACGGTGGTCCTAATCTTAATGATCACACAGGAGCACACTTTACAAGTAATGTGGAAGAGACTTTGAATAAAATAGCCAACATGAAAAGTTCTAAAGTAGAAGTCGGTAAAGTTGATTTTGGACATGCGGGAGAAGCAGTAGACACCTTCATGATAGAGTTGACACCTGATATGTTGATGCCATATAAAGCATATAAAAAAGATGGAGGTCTAGTGAAAAAAAGTATATTATATACACCGATAATTTCTGTAAATGAGTTATTATCTCCAATAGGAGCCAGTAGATGGTAGAAAAACGAATTAATCAAAACTTTGAACAACCCTTAGAAGTAGAAGGCGTGGGTGAGGAAATACAATTACCCGAACCAGAAAACACTACCAAGGGATATGAAATTATAGAGGAACAAGATGGAGGGGTAACTCTTGATTTTGATCCGACTCAAAAACAATCACAGGGTGATTATTTTGCTAATTTAGCAGAATTTATTGATGAAGATATATTAGAAAAACTATCATCTGATTTACAGAAAAATTTTGAAGATGACAAAAACTCTAGATCTGATTGGGAGAAAACATATAAAGATGGATTAGATCTCCTTGGATTTAAATACGAAGAAAGATCAAAACCTTTTGCAGGAGCTGCGGGTGTCACTCATCCTTTACTTGCAGAGGCAGTCACACAGTTTCAAGCACAAGCTTATAAAGAATTACTACCCCCAGGTGGTCCTGTAAGAACAGAGATTATGGGTGATGCAACACCAGAGGTAGAACAACAATCAGAACGAGTCAAAGAATTTATGAACTATCAAATTACTTGTGAGAT